GGTCCCAGGTCGAAGAAGACCTCGAGGTGCTTGGTCGCGCCGCGGTCCGCGTCGATGTACCGCGCCTGGGTGAAGCCGTCGCTCTTCGCGTACGCGAAGTCCGAGCAGTCGATGCCTGCCAGGCCGTCGTAGACCGCCTCGATCACCGACTGATAGGCGCTCGTCGCAGTCAGGTCCACAGCGGCCGCCCGACCGCGCAAAGCGAGATCACAGGTGAGGCGCCGCGGCGAACGCCCGCCGCCTGGTCGTCGTACTGGAACTTCATCCGCGCCTCGACCGCACGCATGTCGAAGTAGAGCTGCTTGTTTTGCTGCGCCCAGGTCGAGTCGGGCCCGAAGCTGATGGTCCCGACGCAGAGCTGAAGGGCCCGCGTGAGGAGCCAGTCGCGGTAGCCCGTGACCTCGCGGACCTTCCAAGGCTCGCGACCGTCATCCACGAGGCGCCGGAGGAGCTCGTAATACGCCTCGTCGATCTGCGGCTGCCAGCCCTCGCCGGAGCCGCCGCGGTCGGTCGCGCCCTGCGACTGCGGCACGCGATGCTCGAGCTCGGGGACGCGCGCGTAAAGGTCGCGCTCGCTGATGACGTTCGGAGGCACGTACTGGACAAGGTACGCAGACTGCCTGTAGGTCGGGTACACGACGCCCGAGAACGTCAGCGTCCACAAGACCGTCCAGCCGGCGCCCAAAGTCTCGGACGCAGCCGGTGCAACCGTGTAGGTCGCGGTCGAAGAGGAGACCACCACCGGCTGGTCCGAGAGAAGGTCGGTACCATCCGGCCGCGTGATGGTGATCGTGCCGGAGTCGGGCGCCACGAGACCGCCGCCCGACCCATGCCGGATCGGTGCGGTGATCGTCTGCGTCGCGCCTCGCTCCAAGAAGTATGGAGCTGGGCGCGAAAACGCGTATGTGGCGGCCCGAATCGCCATCAGCTGATGACGTCGTAGCGAATGACGATGTCGACCAGCCCGTCGTCGAGGGACGTGTCGGCGCCGTCGCCCAGGTTGGCGCCGGTCGCGGTGAACTTGGCCTTGACCGCGGCGCCGGACGCGCTCGGGTTGGCGCCGTCCGCCCGGTACTGCCCGGCCGCCGGCCCGAAGACGTCGGTCGACGTGATGAACGCGTCGGGGTCCGCCGCGGTGCCGACCTCGACGGTGAGGTCGGAGATCGAGCCCGCGTCGGAGAAGGTCGTGATCAGATCGACGATGCAGAGCGAGATCTGCGCGCCCGTCGGCAGGGTGACGAGGTCCACCGTCTCGGTCAGCGCGGCCGCGGTGAGCTCGGAGAAGTCCACGCGCACGCGGGCTTCCTGGGTGTAGTCGCCGACGGGACGAGCGGAACGGTACGCGGTGGGCATGAGCTACTCCTTGCGGGCGCGCTTGCGCGCCGGCTTCGGTGGTTCGACCTGGTCGCGCAGGTCGGCGGGGACGTGTTCAGGCGGAAGGTGGGAGAGGAGCGCAGTCAGCATGCGCTGCCCGCGAGCATCGTCCCGGTCCTGTGCGGCTTGGATGCGACGCAGGACGGGTGCGACAGCCATGTCGACCTGCATGTCGACGAGGCCGTCGGGCGAGACGAGGGCGAGGCACTGACGGAGAAAGGCCTTCCAGCCCTCGCGGTCGTGCTCCCAGGAGACCAGGTGGCCCAGCTGCTTCGGTCGATGCCACGCGTCGGCGTGGTAGACGACCGGCCGACCGCGGCTGATGCCTTCGTAGCGGTCGAGGTAGGCCGAGAGCGGCGCGCCGGCCCGGCTGGCGCCGAAGGCAGTCGTCTCGATGTCGTGGGGAACCGGCGTGAAGCCCGCTCCCATGAGGTTGCTCACAAAGCCCTGACCCTGACCGCGCCCCCCGGCGTTGCCATTCGAGCCCGGCGTGTGCCACGCCTTCGCGAGCTCGGGCAGGACCTCGCCGTCGAAGCACATGAGGCGGGTCGGCGAGACGCAGTAGGTCCACGGGTCACGCGGGCCCGGCAGCTGCAGCTGAGCTCGGGACAGCGCGTTTCCGCGCGCAAAGCTGGGTCCGGCAAGGCTCGGCCCGCCGCTCGGGGTGATGGGCATCGTCGCCCTCCTCTTCGGTCATGGGTGAGGGTGGCGCCGCGCCCAGGTCGAGCGCGACGCCGCCGCCGACGTCTCGCTCAGGAGACGTAGCGGATCGCAGCCATCCGGCCGTTCTCGGCGATGGCGACACCGTTGTAGGCGACAGTCTCGATGCGGCTCACGCTGCCACCAGGCCGACGGAGCTCCATCGAGTAGAAACCAGCCTGGACCAGCGAATCGGCCTCGCGGGGGAGGACGACCTGCTGGTGCTTGCTGATGATGGCGCCGTCGGTGATCAGCAGGCCGAGATCGTCGCCGCTGTCGGTGTCCAGCTCGCTGTTCAGGTAGACGTCCACGCCCCCGAGGCTGGCGACGTACGCACCAGCGGTGGCGTTGGCGAGGAGGCCCTGGATCTGCGGAGCCATCTGGACAGCGCCGCCGAGGCTGAGCGCGTCGTCGGCGAGGTCCTTGGCGCCCTTCACGGTCACCAGAGCCATCGCCCGGCCGCTCGCAGCGCCGCGGTTCTTGAGGTCGAGGATGCCCTCGTTGAGCGCGGACCAGGTCAGGGGGACGCCGGTCGAGCCGATGGTGTTGGTCGCGGAGGAGGCCAGCGCGGCGATCTGGTCGACGAGGCTGTTCATCCAGAGGCGCGTGCCTTCGTAGGCGAGCATGACCTCGACGTCGGGCCCGATCTCGCCCATGAGGAGAGACTCCTGCAGGCTGCGAGCGTAGTCGCTGATCTCGCGGGTGAACGCGCGACGGGCCGGCGTCACAGTGACGTTGGTCGTCGAGAAGTTGGTCGGGGTCGCTTCGCTTCCCTCGATCTCGGCGGCGAGCTTGCCCGAGCCCAGGTCGGCGAAGCTGACGCCGTAGCCGTACGCGCCGAGCATCTGGCCCACGCCAGCGTCGCGGGCGAGCATCGCCTGCATCACCGGATGCGCCGCGGCTTCCATGTTCTTGTTGGCCTCGGTGAGCGCGGCCATGATCCCGCGCGCAGTCGAAGCGTTGTTTGCGTCACCGATCCCGCTCTGGGAGTACCAGTTGCCAGCAGCCATTGTAAATCTCTTGGCATGCGCGCTGATACCCGTTTTCCGCCCGGCGGCGTGCGCTTACCTTCCGTCTACAGGCTGCGAGCGGTCATGTCAACCGCCGCGAGCTGCCCGCAGGACGTCGGCGAGGCTCGCGTCAGCGGGTAGCGCGTTGAGCCGATCGTTCACCGACGCGGTCTGCTTGCGCGAGGCGCCGCGGTCCACCCTCGGCGGCTGACGCGTCGCGGGCGTCGAGCTCGGCGCCGCGGCCTCCGGCATGTAGCCGAGCAGGATCCGCGGGATCTCGACCTTCGGTGCCTCGTCGGGGTTGGCGGTGTGCGCCGCGTGCGCCTCGAGGGTCGCCGACCACCACTTCGCCGGGCTCTTGCCTCGGGTCTCCTCGGGCTGCGCCTCCCAAGCCTGCCGCACGGCGACGCGGCCCAGGTCGTCTCGGATGCCGGCATCCACGAGCGCCAGGTCCTCGGAGTGACGCGTTGCCAGCGACGCGAGCTCGGTGGCGGTCTGCTGCTTGAGCCCGTCGAGCTGCGACTTGTACGCAGACTGCAGGGTCTCGAGCTGCCGCCCGAGCTCGGCCAGCTCTTCGCGCGCCTGGTTGCGCTGGTCGATGGCGCTCTTGAAGCGGTCATAGGGAACGCGGCCGCGGCCCGTGTCTTCGTAGTCGTCACCGCCCTCGGAGTGACGGGACAGCGCAGAGGACACCGCGCGCGAGACGCGTTCGGCGAGGGTGTTCGGGTCGTCACTCATTGTTCAGCGTTTCCTCTTCGTCGTCGATGTCCCCCAGCGCGTCGGACACTTCCGCGCGGAAGAGGACACCGTAGGGATCTTCGTTGAGCTCGACGCCGACCAGGTCGGCCCGGTTGCTCATGGCAGCCACGCGCCGCAGCACTTCGGAGTCCAGGCGCCGAAGCTCGGGGTACGTCTTCGCGATCAGACTGTCGATGGCCTGCTGTTCGTAGGCCAGCGGTTCGCCGCCCGTCCGCTCGAAGCCGACCGGGAGCCCGAGGCCCGCCATCGCGGTCAGCTCGTAGTCGCGGATCGCCCGGCCGACCGCTTCCATGTCGGCGGCCGGCGAGTCCTGCCAATGCGAGCCCGGCCGGTCGGGGTCGACGTCGACCCACTGGAGGATCGTCTCGGGCCCGGTCTGGATTCCGTTCTGCCCGCCCTCGCTCTCGGAGTCGAGCCCGACGAGCGCCAGGCCGCGCACGTTGCGTTGCGGATGCCCGGCGTCGCGGATGCCGAGAGCCAGTGCGTGTAGAGGGGTGCACACCGAGAGGGTCGTCTGCACGAGCGGGTCGGTCGCGTACGGGTGCCGCGTGTCGCCGACGACGACGAGCCGATGGAACGGCGTTCCGTCGGAGTACCGCCACCAGTAGTCGTCGCCGTCGAAGGTCTGCCCGTAGAGCTCCTCGGTCTTGTCCTGCCCGTTGATTTCGGTTCGGAAGCTGGGCGCGTCGAGGTCCGACAGGTCGTACACATCGACGGCGAGCTCCTGCCGCCCGTCCATGGTGCGGACGCGCTCATGCCGGATGATCGTCGGCTCCATGGGATCGTGCGAATGGTACTCGAGGTGCAGGGTGTCAGGCTTGACGACCTCGAGATAGACCTGACGGGCCCGCTCGCTGTAGCCGATCAGAAGGCCTGCATATCCAGCGCCGAGCCTGTATTTGTATGCTTCCCGCGCTGCGCTGATCAGCGTCGAGGGCATCGGCCGCCCGCCGGCCTCGCCGTAGAGCTGGACCGTCGTCCGCGCGCTCTGGTCGCCGAGCAGCGCGGCGAGCTCTGCCGACAGCCCATCGACAAGGGGGACCGGCGAGTCGTGGGCCCGGTTGATGCGCCGGACGTACCCGAGCAGGGTGTTTCGGGTCATGTCGAGCGGCCCGAGCTGGAGCGCGCGGTTGCCGAGCTCGGCCTTGGCCCTGGTCAAGACGTCTTCGAAGTGCGCGCCGTCGAGGATGCGTACCGCGAGCTCGACCTGTTGGGCCGGCGTGCGCGCTCGCCATCCGCGGTAGCTCGACAGCATGTGGCCTCCTTAGTGTGCGACGCCCTCGGACATCGGGACGGCGATGTAGCGTAGTGCGTCAATAGCATGTTTCCACGGGTCGGTGGGGCTCGTCGAGCCGTTCCACTCGTTGAGCGACTCGATCAGCCCGTGACAGCTCGGGTCCACACTGAAGCGCGCGGGGTCGGCTACCATCATCCGGTGGAGGCACTCGGCGCCCTCCCAAACCGATTGGGCGAACTTGCGCGGCGTCTTCATAAACCTCAATGGTTTCGGTAGCTTATCGGTCCAGCCGCGGACGCGCGTGTCATGCCCGAGCACTTCGGCGATTGAGGCTTTGAGCCGCGTGTTGCTCTTCTTGCCGCCGCGCCGGTCGCCATGGTGGGCCCGGTCGCCGACCCATTGATCGACGTCCTCGAGCCGGAAGCCATGGGTCGCGAGGAGGTCGAGGATGCCCTGAGCGTCGTCGCGGCTGTTGGTTCGGCCGTCGCCGATCCACTCGCCCAGGACGTGGACCGCGCTGTAGAGGCCTCGACCGCCGCACGCGGCGAGGATGACCCGCTGGGAGCCCGGCTTGCTCCCGTGGTCGATGCCGATCCCAAGGCGCCAGCCCGCGAGCTTCTCCAGCGGTCGGTGCTCGACGAGCTCGCCGCGCCACGCTGAGAAGTAGGCCGCGTCTCGCTTCGGCGTCCTCGACCGGCCCATCCTCATGTCGGCCTCGACGCGGCTCAACCCGTGCTCGAACTCTTCGATCTCCTGGGCGGTCATCCAGGGCAGCTCGACCAGGCCACCGCGCGGCGTGACGGCGTCGAGGGTCAGCGGGACGTGGAGCTCGCCCGCCCAGGGTCGCGACGCGTCGTCGACGAGCTCCCACAGGTAGTCCACCCGCGCGGCCGTCCCGAGCGTCGGGGTGCCCCCTTGGTACATGCGCCCGTTCCTGCCCAGGAGACGAGGCCAGAGCTCGTTATGGACCGCCTCGGGCAGCGGCTCGTCTGTGATGACGACGTCGGCGCGCGGCCCGGCGAGGTTGGCGGCTTTGAAGGTGCCCAACCGGAGCTCGCCGCCTGCGCCCGGCCCGCGGACGATGTCGAAGACCTGTAGCCGTTGGCCCTTCATGCCGCCGGCCTCATAGCGGACGCCCTCGCGGAGCCAGCCCTTCAATCGGCCCGTCATCATGTAGCGGATCGTCGAGCCGAGCTGGCTCCAGGTGTTGCCCGCCAGGATGACGACCTGCGGCCCCGGTCGTTGCCAGTGGAGGGAGCCCTCGATCGCGCGCGTTGCGAGCTCGGCGAGGCCTCGGCTTTTGCCGATTCCATTCGCGCCCCACATGCACGTCAGCTTGTACGGGCTGTCGAAGAGGGCCCGCTGCGGATTCGTCCACCGCTCAGAGTACCCGACCTGGGCGCGGCGGTCGGCGCGGTGGTCGAGGAGGAGGGCCCGCGTCATGCGGCACCGTCCGCGCCCGTCGAGGGGGTGGGCAAGGCTGTCGCGGATTGCCACCCCCCACCGCGGGATCGGTCCCCGAGCTCGGGAATGTCGAAGCGCTGAGTCACGACGCCACCGCGAGCCGGAGCTCTCCGCCCTCGACGACCAGGCGGTAACCGTGACGGGTCAGCCACTCGTGGACGTAGACCTCGAGGTCTTCGTCGGTCGCGGCCTGGGCGTCGGCGCGGACGCGCTGCTCCCACTCCTCCGGCGTCATGTCGGCCGCGGTGATGCTGGCGCGGTGTGCGGCGCGGAGCTCGTCGAGGTCTCGGCCCGCGCGCATGACCGCTCGCAAGCCCTGCACATGGGCGACGCTGCCGGGCGTCGCAGCCGAGACGCCGCGCTCGGCCTGCTCGAGCACCCACTCTCCGCGCTCGATGGCGGAAAGGTCCACAATGCCGACCGCGCGGGGCTTTTCGATTCTTGACCGGGCCATCTAAAATGCCTTGGGGGGGTTGTTTGCGGAGAGCATATCGAC